TGCTGACTTGTTGTTGCCACAAGGTGTTGACATGGCTTCCCGCCAAGTTCATAACGGTATTTCATTGCGCGTTGTACGTCAGTACGACATCAACAATGACCGTTTACCTTGCCGTATTGACGTTCTGTATGGCTTTAGCACGATTCGTCCAGCAATGGCTTGCCGTATCTGGGGTTAATCAAAATGCTCCCGCGCAAGCGGGGGCTTTTTAAATCAATTTTTTAAGGAATTAATATCATGGCACTTCCAAATGGAGCAGGTGGCTATCAATTAGGTGATGGCAATCTATCAGAAGTAGTAATAGGAACTCAATCAGCACCAACAGCTATTGCAGCAGCAGCGGCTTTAACTGCGGCTCAATTAGCAAACGGTCTTATCACTTTTAACGGCACGGCTGGCGCTCTTACAGTACCTTTGGGTACTGATTTAGATGCTGCTTTCTCAAGCATGAAAGTTAATAGCTCGTTTGATTTTTCTATCATTAATACTGATTCAGGTGATACTTGTACTGTAACGGCTAACACAGGCTGTACTTTAGTCGGTGTTGCTGTTGTTGCAACAACTTCTTCTTGCACATGGCGTGTTCGTAAGACAGGTGATGCTACATACGTTTTTTACCGTATCGCTGGTTAATGTAATTCCCCGCCCTTCGGGGCGGGACTTTTAAAGGAATAAATTATGCCTAATACCAAGCCCATCGGTGTTGCGTATTCTGATCCTTTGCTAGAGAGCTATGCAGTAGGTACAAGTGCCCAGCCAATCGCTGTAACCACTTCATCTAATGTAACTAGCGCTTATGCAACGACTTCAGCTACCAATGGCGATACCCGTCTTTCTTACAACAAGCTAATCTTTACCTCCACAGGTTCAGGCGAAACTTTGCGCGCTTTTACTTCTATTGCTACTGGTTCAGGTGCTGTTGCTCCTGGCGGTACAGTAAACGGCGCACATATTTCACTTGAAATTGATGGCACATCAACTGTATCCGGTGCAGGTAATGCTCTCCGTGCTACTTTGGGTGGTACATCAACTAACCCAGGCGGTACTTTAGCGGCAATTCAAGCCGATAGTAACTTTGCAACTGGCGGTACATGGACAAACGCTTCGTTTATCCGTTTTACCAATAGCGGCACTGGTACTGTTGCTAACTTGTTTAACGTACCAGCAGCTTTGGTAACAGTTAAAGGCAGCGCAGCGTTAAGTCATAAAATCAAAATTGTAGATAGCGCTGGTACGGCTTACTACATTATGGTTTCTGATGCGTAATGCAAATTAGTAAAGAGTTTTTGCTGTCTGAAATCTCTGACCTTGAGAATGAATCTAAGAAGGCGCAAACCTTCTTGATTCAGGCTCAGGCCACCATTTCTTCGTATAAAATGTTAATTGATCGTTTAGATCAACCCGAATTAGAACCCGAAGTTATACAACCTGAGTAAAATATGCCTGTTATCTATTTGAAACATCCCATTCACGGTACTAAAGTGGCTACAATGGATCAAGAAGCAGAACACGATGAAACGCATGGTTGGAAACGCTACGAACTGGATACGCAACCAGAACCTGTAGCTGAAGTAGTAGAAGAAGTGATTGCGGCTCCTGTTAATACACTGGAAGTAAAAAGACGTCGTAAAACCGCAGAGTAAGGAGTTGTTATGGCCACTACAGCCGCCGACCAAATAAATGGAGCATTACGCTTAATCGGGATGCTCGCCGAGGCTGAAACGCCTTCTGCTGCTACTGCCCAAGATTCCCTTAACGCTTTGAATCAAATGATTGATTCATGGAATACTGAGCGTTTATCTGTCTTTTCTACCCAAGATCAAGTCTTTACTTGGCTACCTAATCTAATTCATAGAACACTTGGCCCAACAGGTAATTTTGTTGGTAATCGCCCTGTTTTAGTGGACGATGCAACTTATTTTAAAGACCCGACCAACGGCATTTCGTTTGGCATTAAGATCATTAACCAACAACAATACGATGGTATTGCGGTTAAAACGGTAACTTCCACTTATCCACAAGTCATGTGGATCAACATGGATTACCCTAATATTGATATGTATCTTTACCCAGTGCCTACAAAAGCATTGGAATTTCACTTTATTTCGGTTACTGAGCTAGACCAACCAGCTAGTCTTTCAACCACTTTGGCGTTTCCCCCAGGCTATTTAAGATGCTTTAAATACAACTTGGCTTGTGAAATTGCTAATGAATTTGGTGTTGAACCACCACCCAATGTGGCTCGTATTGCGATGACTTCTAAGCGCAATCTTAAACGTATCAATAATCCTGACGATATTATGTCCTTGCCTTACAGCATTGTTGGCACTCGTCAGCGCTTTAACATCTTTGCCGGCAATTATTAATGCAAACGCCGATTTTAGGCCAAGCTTATGTTGCTCGTAGCGTTAACGCTGCGGATAACACTATGGTTAATCTTTTTCCTGAAGCCGTCCCTGAAGGTGGTCAAACAGGTGGATTTCTTAACCGCGCCCCAGGGCTTCGCCTTTTAGCTACTATTGGCACAGGCCCCATTCGTGGTCTTTGGACTCATTCTACGGGCGGATATGATGCTTATGTGGTATCGGGTAATGAATTCTACAAAATTGATACTGATTACAATGCTACTTTATTAGGCACTATTAGCGGTACTGGCCCCGTGTCTATTGCTGATAGTGGTACACAGATTTTTTTAGTGTGTAATCCGGATGCTTACGTTTACACCGAATCAATGAATACCTTTGTAAAAGTAAATGACCCTGACTTTGCTGGCGCGGCTACCGTTTGTTATATTGACGGTTACTTTGCGTTTAATCAACCGAATAGCCAAATTATTTGGGTTACGGACATTTTTAACGCTACATCTATCAATCCTTTGGCTTTTGGCGCTGCTGAAAGCTCTCCTGACCAAGTTGTAGCTGTTGTATCCAATAACCGTGAAGTTTGGGTATTTGGGCAAGGTACGACTGAGGTTTGGTACGATGCAGCTACGATTCCTTTCCCTTTAGCACCAATTCAAGGAGCCTATAATGAAATTGGTTGTCTGGCACCTTTTTCTATTGCTAAACTTGATAATAGTATTTTTTGGCTTGGGGCTGATCCTCGTGGTTATGGTATTGTCTATCGTAATCAAGGTTATACAGGCAAACGCGTATCTACCCATGCCGTAGAATATGCTATCCAGCAATATGGCGATATTTCTGACGCAGAAGCCTATACTTATCAAGAAGAAGGCCACGCTTTCTATGTATTGAACTTCCCAACTGCTAATGCTACTTGGGTCTATGACGTAGCTACAGGCGCTTGGCATGAACGTGCAAGTTGGAATAATGGCTCTTTTATGCGCCATCGCGGTCAATGCCAAATGAATTTTAATAGCCAAACCGTTGTTGGTGACTTTGAAAATGGCAATATCTACGCTTTTGATCTTAATGTTTATTCTGATAATGGGTCTATTCAAAAGTGGGTTCGCTCATGGCGCCCTATTCCCGCTAATCAAAACAACCTTAAACGTACCGCCCAACACACTCTTCAATTGACTTGTGAATCAGGCGTTGGCTTGAACTTAGGTCAAGGTCAAGATCCACAGGTCATGCTTCGCTGGTCTGATGATGGTGGTCACACTTGGTCTAACGAACATTGGATTTCAATGGGTAAAATCGGTGAGTATGGCTACCGTGCTATTTGGCGCCGTCTAGGAATGACTACAAAGCTGCGTGACCGCATTTACGAAGTGTCGGGTACTGACCCTACCAAAACGGTAATCGTGGGCGCAGAGCTATTTTTAAGCGGTACAAATAGCTAATGACTATAACCCTTCTTCCATCAGCTAAAGTCCCGCTGATTTATCCCGACACTAACGGGATGACGACTGAATGGTATCGGTTCTTTTGGAATATCTATGGTTTTACTGGCACTGGTGTAGTCCCTGTCAACAAAGGCGGTACAGGCTTAGATACGATTGGCGACCATCAGCTAATCATTGGTAACGCTAATAATGTGTTTGAACCTACTACGTTAGTCGGTAGTGGCATTACGATTACCTACGCTCCTGGCACAACAACATTAGCTATTGGCAATTCAGGCGTAACGCCAGGCACTTATGGTTCGGCAACGGCTGTTGGTCAATTTACTGTAGATATTCATGGCACTTTAGTTTTTGCACAAGATGTCATCATTGGAATTGATGCTACGCAAATTATTAGCGGAACAATCAATACAGCGCGTATTTCAGGTTCTTACACAGGTATTACCGGCGTTGGTACGCTAACTGTAGGCACTTGGAACGCAACTACCATCGGTACGGCTTATGGTGGTACAGGGCTAACTAGTTTTACTTCAGGCGGCGCTTTATATGCTACTTCTGCTTCTGTTTTAACTTCTGGCACCCTGCCTGTAACCGCAGGTGGCACAGGTCAGACTAGCTTTACCAATGGTCAATTGTTAATTGGTAATACTACAGGTAATACGTTAGCTAAAGCCACTTTAACGGCTGGTACGGGTATTAGCATTAGCAACGGTGCTGGCGCTATTACAATTACTAATACTTTGCCATCATTAGGCGGCACGGTTACTAGCGTAGGGTTATCTTTACCGGCTGAGTTTACAGTTACTAACTCACCTGTAACTTCTAGCGGTACTTTGACTGCAACTTGGGCAAGTGAAACAGCTAAGTATTTCTTTGCGGCGCCTAATGCCACCGCAGGTACACCTAGCTTTAGAGCAATCGTTGCTTCAGATATTCCTTCGCTTTCAGGCACTTATATCCCCTATACAGGGGCTAGTAACGCAATAGATTTAAATGCCGAAACCGTTACTAATATTGCTCATTTAGGTATTGGAACTACTACCGTACCAACTATTTTATTAAGAGCTTTTGGAGATAATGGTACAGAATCACGCATTGCAATGCGTGGATATTCTAGCAACGCAAATGGTTCTGCTATTAGAGTTACTAAATTTCGTGGGACGTATTCTAGCCCGCAAGTACCTCAAAGCGGAGATAGTTTAGGAAGATTTGAATTTGCTGGATATTGCACTACTTCAGCTAATGGTCAAGTTGGCGTTTCATTAGAAGGTATTACCACTGAAATGTGGGGTGCAACCGCATTAGGTTCAAAACTTCAGTTTAAAGTTACACCTAATACAACAACTACACCCGTTCTTGCGCTTACTATTGACCAAGATAAAAGCGCTACTTTTGCTAGCTCTGTTACAGCTACTTCATTTAGCGGATCGGGTTCAGGTCTTACGTCTATTCCTAATTCAGCTTTAACCAATAGCACCATATCAGGCGTAGCCCTTGGCGGTAGCTTATTTAACCTTACGGCTGGTACAGGCGTATCGTTTAGCGTTGGAACAACTTATAACGGCTCTACAGCTATTACGATTAACGCTACAGGCTCAGGTGGTACGGTGACTAGCGTTACAGGAACAGCACCAATAGTATCTTCAGGTGGGAATACACCTGCTATTTCAATACCAGCAGCTACAACTTCTGTAAACGGATATTTGACATCTACCGATTGGAATACTTTTAATGGTAAACAACCCGCTGGCTCGTATTTAACGGCGGTTTCCGTTGTTTCAGCTAATGGCTTTGCTGGCACTTCAAGCGGTGGCACAACACCTGCTTTGACTCTTTCTACAAGTATTACGGGCATCCTTAAAGGCAATGGCACTGCAATCAGCGCTGCTACTAGCGGTACAGACTACGCTCCAGCAACTAGCGGAACATCTATTTTGTATGGTAATGGTT